TGTAATTGCTGAACAGAAAGCGATGTTCTTTATGATGAATGATTCGTAAATTTTCATCATGAATTTCTCACTATCGTTTGTTTTTGCAAGTGGCTCGTAAGTCATGTCTTGTAAAACTCTCATTTCACAAACACTTAAGTCTAGGAAATATAAAGTCTTTTCTGCTGTAGTGTTACTCATCTGCATAGACGGAATAACTGGCATAGTACCAACCATAGTCTGTAGCTGAATAGTTTCATAACCCCAGAATACATTCTTTGCAATAGGTACGAAACCTTGTTTACTCTGAATTAATGCTTCTAAGTCTGCGTAAGTCTCTGAACCGCAAGTTGCGATATTTGGTCTTCCGCCATCGTCAAATGCTAACTGAATAGCGTGATTGATGTCGCCTAAGTCAAATGCTCCAGTGCTCATTGCAACGTTGTTTCCAGTACTATCTGTAAACTGTTGTACAAGTCCGTCGTATTCGCCAGATTGGTCTACATCGCCATTAACGATTAATTCTTCTTCTAACTCTTTGATTGCTCTTGCTTTAGATAGAACTTCAATTTGTTTAGCTGTTGCTGCTGATGCGTCTGCACCGAAACCGCCGTTAAATCCAGAAGGACTCATACCTTGCATCATAAATGAAGGAGTTGCTGCGATTGCTTGACCAGTTACTCTACCAACTGCGTATAAGTAACGAATTGCTACTGATTCTCTGCTGTAAGTGTCGTTAGTCTCTGCCATAGCTGCGTCTTCTGCTGCTACGAAAGCTGCATGTTTGCTAATAGTTGACCATTCTGCTGTTAAGCCTCTGTTTGATACTCTAGGTATAATTTCTACCAAAGGAGTATATTTTCTACTAATGTCAATGATTTGTGGGTCTAGATAAAGTGGAATAAGTAATTTTCCATATACATCGTGAGATGCTCCAGGTCCTGTAGTCACGTTAAATGCTTTAAGTGATGCATTGTAAGCTTGTCCTAATGTTGCTTCTGAGCTTCTTAAATCTGTTGCGCCGATTCTTTCACCGGAATAACAAGTCATGTCGCCAAGAGTACCAAAGGATTGTTCGTATGCGCTGTTAGCGTTAACAGTGACATTTCCAATATTTGCTGTCATTTTATTTTTACCTCTAATGTCCAATCAAACTAATGATAGTGGACTTCTTGTTTTTTGTTCTTGTGTTACTTCTGTTGGAGTTTCTTCCACCAGTGCCTTTAATTTAGGTGCGTTACCTAGTTCGCCTTGTCGCTTCTCAAATGCTTTAATCATCCCTAATGGCGTTATTGGCTTTGATGGAACCTCTTGCGAAGCTTCTGGTTGTTTTAAGACCGGCTGCTCTGTTAGTGTTTCCTTGATAGGTTCATCATCCTTTTTCAAAAATTTAGTTTCCCATTCTTGAAGTTTGCTTTCCATAAGCTTTCCAATCAAATCAGAAAGTTCTGCTTCTTTAGAATCTACAGTTGCTTCTACCGCTTTTACTGGTTCTGCTACTACAGGCTCTACTTTAACTTCTGCTACAACTTCTTTTGCAACTTCTGCTTTAATATCTTCTTCTGATTTTAAATCGTTTACAGGAGCTACAACTGGTGCTTCAACAACTGGTGCTGGTGCAACTGGTGCTGGTGCAACTGGTGCTACTACTGCTGGTTCTATAACTTCTTGTTTTGGTTCTTCCATTTTTGATTCATTCTCCGTCTCAATTGATTTTAAATATGCTACAGCACTCTTCAAAACTGGAGTAAATTTTGCTCCTGCATTTACTGGTGTGCCTGTAAGTGTTAAGTTTACAATATTCAAATCACTAATTACATTACCGACTTGTGTTATTGGGAAAAATCCTATACTAAATGAATTTAAGAATCCACCTTTAATGCTTCCCCATACTTCTTTAAATCGTGTAATATTGTTGTTCATCTCAGCTTTAATCCAAGTACCTTTGCTATCTTGTCTAGCTTCTATCACTTTTGCTACTGGAATCATGCTACCTTTTGGCTTAGGTAATTGTTTACCTGCGTCATCGTACCATTCTTCGTGTTCAACGTCAATAGTGATATTTCTATTTCTAAACTGTTTAAGCATACTTGTTTGAGCTTTGTCGTTAATGACTTCTCCAGCCAAATCCTTCTCAGTAGTACTAGCATAACCTTCTATATAATATTTCCTTTCGCTTTTTAACTTACCCTCAGTTTTAAATTGGAGTGTGTCTGAACGAAAAGTGAATTGTTTGTTTGCCATGTTGTGTACCTCTATAAGCTGTGTAATATGTATCTCTTGATTTTTCTTCTTAGTCCGTCTGTCTGTTCATCTTGTGAAAGACACCATACTAAATGTTTAAAGTCTTTTCCTCTAAACTCGTTAATGTGCGTTGGTTCTGCCTTTGGTTCAGATACTTTAATATCTATTTCGCCAGACTTTTGAACTGTGCATATATATTTGATTCCTGATTCACTTGCTACTACAACTGATTTACCTTCTTTTGGTAACATCTCTGATAGTGCTTTGATTTCATTGTCAAATTTCTTTTGGAACTGTGCGTTTAAAAACTCTTGTTCAAAGTATTGAATTTCTGTAACCCAAGGTGAACCAGTTCTGTATTGATGTGAATTGAACCATTTGTTTTTTAATGCTTCAACGTCTTCTTCTGTTAATTTATATTTTGTATTCAAAACGCTCTTTGGATGGTCTCTTTTTAAATCCGCTAGTGTTTTAATACTATTTCCTTTCATACTCATTTTTGTACCTCATTACCATTTTGATGGTTTTGTTTTTTTATCTTCTTGACTTTGACTTTCAATATGCTTTCAATGAATTCAAGTCGCTTTTTAATGTTGTTAATAAAATCTACATTACTTTCACAATCCTTCTCACTTTCAATTACTAATTCGTGATTTGTCATTACATATCCTCTTCAGGATAAGCCTCTTTATCTGCTTCTTCAACATCGTTCATTCCGTCTGTATCTTGATAAGCATCAACGCATTTAAACTCTTCTGAAAATACTCTGATGTAAGACTTGTCTTTAAATCTAATCTTATATACAAACTCGTTGTTCTTGTTGGTTGAAATATCTTCAATCTGTCCAATTAAACCAGTAAATCCTGGATTGTCCATCATAATCTTCACTGAATCTCCCATTACATACTTAAATGCTTTTAACTTTTTATCGTTCTTATCTTCGTCTTCTTCTTTGTTCTCTTCTTTCTTTGGTGGGAATCCGGAATCATCTGGGATAGGGTTATTCTTTTGGTCTTCAACTGCTTGATTTGCTTTACTTTCTTTTAGTTCTACAACGTCTATACCTTCTTCAATTGCAATCATCTCTGATGTTTTAATACCAAGAGTTAATTCTTGTTGATATAGAGCCATTTTCTTTACTTCTTCATCAACGTCATAATCATCAAATACAAACTCTAGTCTACCCATTGGGTCAAACTCTGTTAATATTGAAGTTGTATAATGATATTGTAAAGTATCAAGTATTGGTTGTACAGCTTTTCTCTTATGAACTGCTGATTGATTTTGTGAAACTGCTTTATTAGAATCTTCTGTAAATCCCATTTCATCTGGAGTTACACCAAAACATGACCATACTAACTTGATGAACCATTTTTGTTGTTCTAATATCTGCATATCTTTAGCTGACATCATAAAAGGAATAAGTGAAGGTGCTTGTTCTCCAGACCATACTGGGTACTGGTGTCCAACTCTTGTTTTATTTCCTAGTTCGTCAACTTTCTTGAACTTTGATAGTAATCTTGAAGCGAAAGATTTCGCTGTACCTTTATCTGCGTTAGGTAAATGTATAATACCGTCAGGTACATTTCCATTCATATAGTAGTCTAAGTTATACTGTTGACCATATATAAGCATATAAATAGTTTGTGTTAGAATTTCCATTGGACTAGTTCCATAAATAGAATTAGTTCTTGGGTTGTGCATGATGTACATAATCTCTCTTTTTCCGAAAGGGATTGGATGTCCGCCTGTGGTCCATCCATACTGAAAGTATGCTGCATCTGAGTAAGCTGAGCCGTATTGCTTAGCTGTCATAGAATCATTGTTTTGTGGTGTTCCGTTGGGATTTATAAAATCTTGTCGTGCTCCCATATATCCGAATACGTCCGGATTCTTTAAGAAACTTCCTGCATCACGAGCAAATAGCTGAGATAGCTTTCCTTCTTTATTAAATACCTTTACGATTACACCTGAATCTAATTCAAGTACATCTTTTATAACTGCTTTATTGATAAATTCAAATGATTCATCGTTGCCGTTAGGGTTTGATAAGAATAAAGTTGCTTCTTGTGCAAGAGCTTGTGCTTCTGGGTCGTCTGCGTAGTCTTTTTTGACACGGACTGACCAGTCAGTACCTGCTGCTTCGTCTGCTAGAGTTTTTATAATACTAAATACATAAGGTGTTTTAGCTATATCTCTAATATGTGGTACGTTAAGTTTTCGTGGATATCCATATGGTGGTTTATATAAGAAACCGGGGATATTCGCTTTCATAATGTCGTTAACGGGTGGTGAAAAGTAATTCATCATCGCTGACGCTAATGGTGTTTTAGAAGTCTGTTCGTCTGTTTTGTTTATTTTAGCCATGTTTGTTATTTCGTCTTAACCTGTCACTCATTAAATAAACTATAAAAAAGTAGAGATAGAACTATATACGTATCGCTATCTCTATAGTACTACGTCAGTGTAGAATCCTTTATAAATGTATCTATTTGTCATCTTTCTTACATTCTTTCTTGACTCTTTTATAGTCTCTGGAGTAGTTTTTTCTGTGATAATCTTCCCAATCTACATGAAATTCTTCAAGAGAGTCTAAATTATCAAGAACCCACCTGGTATTACGTAGAACCGTCTCACAACAGTTCTTATACCAAGCTACTTGTTCGTTTCTAGTTAATAGAATCTCTTCTCTCCAGTCTCCAGTGTGTTTATCATAATATCTTCTTGTGTGCATTTTATACTCCTCTAAGTTTTTTTCTAATAGGTATCTCGCTATCTGTTACTTTCTTAATAGGTAGTCCAATCCAATCTTGTACTTTGCTTAAGTCTCTAATTAACTTATATAATTGGTCAAATACTATACTTGCTGCTTGGTCTGTGCCCCACATGCTTCTACTAAGAGTAATATGTCTCTCAAACACTTCTGCACCCATTACTTTTGCTACAACGCATGCACTGATACCTTCTTCGTGCCCACTATAACCAATTCTTACGTTTGGATAGTTTAATTTCATCATAGTTAAGTAACTTAAGTTCAATTCTGTGTCTTTTGCAGGATAACTGCTGTTACAATGAAATAATACGTCTAATGAGTCGCCTAATATCTCAACTGCCTTATTTACTTCTTCTTCTGTGCTCATTCCTGTGCTCATATATATTTTCTTACCTGATTTCTTGCATGCTTCTAATAATTCTACGTTAGTTATTAGTGCGCTTGGTATTTTAATGAAAGGTACATCATATTCGTTAATAAAGTCTAATGAATCTAAATCCCATACACTTGCTGTCCATTTAATATCTCTTTCTCTACAATATGTGTCAATTTCATCATAATTCTCTTTTGATAACTCAATATCATATTTGTATTGTAAATATGTTGTCTTTTCTTGTCTCCAAGGTACAATCTTCTCAACATTCTTCTGATGTTCTGGAACAGCTTTGTCTGGGTTTCTTTTTTGAAACTTAACAACATCAACTTTGCAAATTACTGCCATATCTATCATTTCCTTTACTAATTTCATGTCTCCGTTGTGATTGATTCCGATTTCTGCTATAAATTCATTCATTTTCATTTTACCTCTAGTTATTGTGCTGTGATAGCCCTTAGACGCTCATACAAGCCCATATGACGACTTTAATTGTTAATAGGTATAAGTACACTCTAAAATTAAAGTGTCTTAAATCGTCTTATATTGGCTCCTATACGATACTAGGCTTATCTCTAGTATATCTGCCTTGTCCTTTTGTACAGTTCTGACATATCTCTGGGAAGTCCATATTCTTGACATCTTCTCTGAATTTAGTCGCTTTTTCACTGTTTATTATCTCTTCAAGTTTACTTTCTTTAACATTACCTATTACATAGTCTTTTTGACTGTCTACATCGTGTCGGATGTTGCAACAAGGTACAATACTACCTTCATAATCAATTCCAATGAAGTATGCTGGCTCTAAACAAGGAAATACTCTTCTTTGTGACTTAATTTCAAGTGCTCCTCCTCTATTGTTGATAGGGCCTAGTCTCATCACTCTGTAACGCCCATCTGGGCTCGTAGAGAGTACTTTATCTCCGTCATAGTCCATTTCAGTTATTTCAATATCGTCTCTGAAATCGCTTGTATCGTAGTCTCCGTTGGTATTGGTGACTAGTTTAACATCAGGTAGATTTTCTTTGATATAATCTACTCTTTTACGTAATATCTCTGGATGCATGAACGGTTCGTTATATCTTGAGAAAGATATATGCCCTTTATATTCAGCATTGACTAATTCATCAATTACTTTAGTAAATATATCATCTGTCATCTCTTTGTTGTCGGAATGTCTATCAATATAACTATTTGTACAAAATTTACATTGTCTATTACATTGTGAGTATAATTCCATCTCAACCACTCTTATTTCATTCAATTTCATTCTATTTAGCCTCGCTATTGTCTACTTTTTTGTAAATCAGGTATAATTGCTCTCCATTCCATATGGCTGGTCTAGTATAACGTATTTTAGCTTCAAAAACACGTTTAAACCCGTCAATCTCGTTTGGAAATGTTGTTTCACTGATTGTTGACATATGATTACCTATTTTATCCACTATTCTACCATTTAAAGGTACTAATACAATATAATACTTATCAGTGAACTTAAGTTGTTTTTTTAACTCAGTTAATGGGTCAATAAAGTGCTCCATACAGTTTGAACTGTAGATAACATCATAATGTCTGTCTAATACTGGTACAAACTTACATTTAGGGAATTTCTCTCTACCAACATTCAAAGATACTTCTGATATATCTAATCCAGTCACTTCGCAGTCAGGAAATTCAACTCTAAGAGATTCTGTTCCACCACCTACACTACAACCCCAGTCTAGTATAGACATTCCACTACTAATATCTTCTTTTATGTCATCTGGTAGTCCGCCTATTGCACTTTCTACAAAGCCATCTACTTGATTCAATGCGCCATCTATATGAGATTGTCTAACAGCACGTTCTTTAACAGATATACTTTCATCAAAAATATCATACCAGTCATCAATGAATTTTGTCACTTCTTCAATTGTCCACTTTCCATATAAACTATATTTATCATCTACCATTCTATTTATCTCCTAAAAAGTCGTCTTTCTCAGCTTTATCATCAATATAGATGTCTGCTGATGGTTTACCAAACATTAACTTGTCATATTTGACTCCCCAAGACTTTAATTGTTTTTCAGTGACTTCTCTCCAATCAATACCTGTCTCTGTACCTCTTGCTGTGAAAAATACTATCTCATTACCAGTGTCATGCATTGCGTTAATCTTATAAATCCTTTTTAAGAACGGTTTAGCATCATTATAGTCTTCTTCTTGACTACATATGGTATTATCTACATCAATTACTATTTTCATTTCAACGTGACCCTATTGCTAATAACATAACTACTATTAGTATTATTAATATTAATAGTACTCATATTCTTAATATATTGTTTAAGATATTCGTAATCCTCTTTGGTATCAACATCTATTAATTGATTCTTCGGTATTATGAATAAACTTGTCTTCTCTCCTTCCATTAAAGTGTTCTTATCTTCTGTAAATAAGAAGTCTTTACTGAATATGTGAAAAGCGTGTGCTGCTTCAAACTTACCTTCTACTTCTTTAGTGCTTAGTGTATTATAATCAATTCCTGATATACATTCTCCTTTCATATCAAATAACCAGTTATTATATCTTTTAACACTTGTTGCAAAGTCACAAGGAGTTTTCTCAAATTGTTCAATTACTTGTCTTATGCTATTCTTATTAAGAAATGCTAAGCAAGGGTTCATAAACATCCAATGTGTTATTTCTGGGTAAGCTTCTTTTAAGTCTTTGAATATAAAACTCATTGGTCCTTCAGCTTTAGCAGTTGCTTCATCTCTTACAACTACATTGATATTATAATATTTGTTAGCTATGTCTATTAGCTCTTTATCACTACAGAGAGCCACTTTCGTATACTCAACTGGTAATTTGTTTATCTTTGCACATGCAATATCCCATAATGTATCTCCGTTGTCATTTAATGGTAATATTAATTTGTTTGGTAGTCTCTCACTACTTAGTCTTCCTGGAATAAAGATTCCAATCTTAACAGTTTTTATGTTCATTCTAACACTCTCCGGTTTAATTCGTTTATGTCGTTAATAACTAGTAAGCTATTATATTCCTTGCCAGTCTCTTGTTTGTAATCATACAGTACTACTTTCATTATTTTAGG